TTAGCTCTTGTCCTCCGTCCGTAGTTACACTATTAAATGCATCTGCATCAGCTGTAATCTCACTCCAAACATCGATCTTTTTTTCACTCATTATAGTACATCCTCTTCAGGTTAAAGGTTAAGGTCTTCGATTCCTCCTCGAATAGATATTCTTACCGGATAATATATACGTTCTATTTTATCCCATTTTAGAATATTAACTCTACCAGAGTTAAAATCACTAGCAATGGCAAATGCAACGCCTATTATAGCGGGGTCCCCGATAGCCAATAACCAATCGTCATCATCAAACCCTTTTAGTTTACGCTTAATCTGCGCAACTAATCGCCCTGTGTTAAGGTGAAGCTGATCATTAAAATTTGCTAAAGGAATCAATTCGCCCCATTTGGTTGCAGATATTATATCTACGCGGGGGTTTTCTTGTGCTACAAATACTTTGTTTGCCATTGAGTTCTCTCTTTCTTGTTTACGTTTAATCACGTTAATCTAATTAAATATAATTGTAAACTATTTTTTTTGACTTATTATAATTATTCTGTTTATATATAAGAATTGTTAATAGAAAGTGAGAAATATGTCTTATACGTTTAAGACGAAACCCTTTGATCATCAAGCCGATGTTTTAAAGCTGTCATGGAAAGCTTTGAACTGGGCTTACTTCATGGAAATGGGTACAGGAAAATCCAAAGTCTGCATAGATAATGCCGGCATACTTTTTGAATTAGGTCACATTGATACGTTCATAGTTGTTGCACCTAAAGGCGTTTACCGTAATTGGGCTCAGATAGAAATTCCTGTGCATCTACCAGATCGTATTGAACGTGACACCGCTATGTGGTCATCAACTCCTAAACGTGAACAGAAAAAACAATTGGAATCTTTTTTAGCGCCTAACGTATCAGAAACCTTGCGCATATTGGTAATGAATGTTGAAGCGCTGTCTACTGTCAAAGGTACACGGTACCTTGAAATGGTATTAAAAAAATCAAAAGCTATGTTTGCCGTAGACGAATCGACCACTATTAAAAGTCCAAAGGCTAGACGTACTAAAGCTATTATAAAAATAGGACGACACGCTAAGTATAAAAGAATTCTTACGGGTTCTCCCGTTACACAATCGCCTATGGATCTTTGGGCGCAATGTAATTTTTTAGATCCTACTTTGTTAGGAGATGTTGGCGACAATTATTATCAGTACCAATACCGTTACGCTATTATGAAAAAACGTACGATGGGTGCACATTCTTTTAATTTAATAGTAGGGTATAGAAACCTTGAAGCTTTAGCCGAACTGTTAAAAACATTTTCTTCACGCATCATGAAATCCGAATGTTTGGATTTGCCTTCTAAGATTTACACCCAACGGCATATTCAACTGACTCCCGATCAATCTCGTATATACATGGAGATAAAAGAATACGCCTTGTCTTATCTGAGCGACACCGAGTTTATGACCGCACCTAATGTTATGACGCAACTTTTACGTCTGCAGCAGGTTTTGTCCGGACATTCTAAAACCGATGAAGGCGATATAGTAGAAATAAAAGACAACCGTTTGCCTGAGTTAATGCAATGCCTGGAGGATGTATCAGGTAAAGTTATTATCTGGTCGCGTTTCCGTTATGACATAAAAAGAATTCATGCTGAACTGACTAAGGTATACGGGCCCTTGTCCACGGTAACTTACTTTGGTGATACGACAGATGAGGATCGCACTAAAGCTATCGAACAATTCCAAAAAGGAGACGCGCGGTTTTTTATAGGGAACCCGCAAACAGGAGGGTATGGTATTACTCTTACCGAAGCAAACACGGTGGTGTATTTTGCAAACAGTTTTGACTTAGCAGTACGTATGCAGTCAGAAGACCGGTGCCACCGCATCGGCCAAACCCAGCACGTTACTTACATAGATCTTATTGCGGAAAAAACAATTGATGAAAAAATTGTTAAGTCTTTACGTAATAAGATGGATATAGCCAGCCGAGTAATGGGCGAAGATTTAAAAGAATGGCTTAATTAACTAAGGAGAAAGAAATGTCAGAAAGTTTTATAAAATGGTTGAATCGAATTTTTGTAGGAGAGCCACAAAAAGATTTGGAGCAAATGAATAAAATTGAATTAGAGCGTAAAGGAAGAGAAGTTGGAATAGAATTAGACCGACGATTAAAAAAAGCGACTTTAGTAAAACAATTAAGAAAAAAATTGGGGAAATAATATGGAAAGTAATCCTTATGAAGGAGTTAATGAGTTTTATGAAAAGCTTACAGACTTTGTAAACGGCGAAAAGAAATTTAATAATAGTAATAAAGTTGTGTTATTATTTCGTTTGGCCTTAGAGCTAGGCGGAGCGGATGATGAGATGGGCTTACAAGAAATGTGTTACCTTATGTCTAAGCTACAATATACTACGTTAGGTATTATATTAGGTAAAGAAGAAACCTTTAATGGTATACTGGAAGAGTTCGATGTGAGTCGTACTAATCCTAATTAACTTTGACAACGGTAAACAAAAAACAAGGATGGGGGGAAGAGTCTTTTATGGGCGATCCCTCCCGCAAAAAACAAGAACATTGGGCGCATATACTTTTAGAATTGCGCAACAAATCGGGAATGTCTCGGGTGCAATTAGCGGAAGAGTCGGGAGTCGGGGTATCCACAATAGAAAACTACGAACGAAAAAAGATTTCGGAACCTTCTATTTATAAAATTGAATCTTTGCTCCAGGCAATGGGGTATGAGTTAGATGCTATTTTTATTGATCATTAAATATTTCTAGCGGTAGGAACAGTCCAAGGAGTCCAAACTTCTTTTTTTCCTCCATGATATTCTCGGGCATGACCCTCACTTATTAATGTTGCACAAATGTCTTGCCCTTCTACTATCGGGATTGCTAATATCCTCCCAAATTTGCCTTTTTTTTGCTTTACCGTTTGTATAGTAAACTTTTTCGGTAGTAATTCTTTAAGTCGGGCTTTTGCTTGTAATCCTAAAGCTTTCTCTTCTAAATTACGGGTGCGTGACTCTGGGGTGTTTATTCCCTGCAGACGAATTCTTTCATTAGCTAACGTAACCTTGAAACCCAGATCTACGTCCACATCAATTGTGTCGCCGTCCACTACGCGCCGTAATGTGCAATTATATTCATACATTAGAAAAGTATATACTTTTTTCGGCAGGGTTGTTTGTGATATCCGCCGACCTCAGCTTAAACCACCATGAACTCATTAATGCAACCGTTATCAACCAACTTTTTGACGTTTTGTCGGGGTATAAATCTTTTGCTATGTCTTCGGGTTTTGCTCCCCGTTTAGCAAAAGATCGGGCTTCTCTTATTGCTTGCTCCATACACTCAAACAATAGTTCATCTTTCGTCATCATAAATTTCCCTTATAAAAATCGGTGTTTCTTCGCCCATCCAAGCGCCCACTACATTGAACTCAAAATAATCGATAGCTTCTTCTTCCGTCATCCCTTGAGCCATTAAGATCTTAATACATTTGTTTACGTCATAGGCAAGGATGTCTAGCTGACCGCACCGATTGCCAATACCAATAATGGCTTCATCGAAGCCGTCAGCCCGCAACATATTAAGAGAGTAAGCCTACTAGGAAACTACCTAGCGCTATACAGATATAAAATTCTAATCCCATTTTCTTTCTCGCTTTCTTTTTTTTGTGCTTTTTAAAAAATTTCATAACTATATACTTGCACACATTAGTATGTAGATAAAGATTAAAATGTGCAATGACCATGATACTCCTAATATTGTCCAACAAACTTTCATCATTACTTTCTCTCCTTCTGGTTAACCTAAAACTTCCCAATCGGTTTTAGGTGTTATTACATGGCACTCTGGACACTCCCGTTCTTGCCATGTAAAATTGTACACTACGGACGGTGCGTGGCAATTGGGACACCAAACTTGTCTTCTTTTGCCCTCTACACCGTCATAGGATCTTACTTTCGTATGTTTTGTTACCTTGCTCATCTTTTTGTATATGTTTTTTCTCTAAGTTTACGCATCAATACAGCTAGGTTAGTTGCCCAATAGTTCTTCGCCCAATCGGACTCGGATCTATTTAGGCAAGCAATCGTATTGTCGATTAGTCTTTCGTATTCATCTGGCATCACTCCACCTCCCTATTAATAAAATCGTCAATAAATCCGCCAACATAACAATCGACAATCTCCTCATCCGCTTCATTAAACATCACAAGGTTTGCCCAATCGTCTTTCTCGCCTTCTTTCTGCATGTGCAATTCTACTACGGCATCAACACTTCTAATGTGTTCCATAATATCTTTAAAGTCTGTATTATCTTTACATAAGTGTTCGCCCTCACACAATAATTCAAACTTCCATCCATGTCTTAATCCAGACTTTACTAATTCTTCTGCTTCACTAATCATTTTACATCCTCCATAAATGCTTCACCTAACCTAGACTCCCATGCTTCTGGTACTACCCATCCAACCATGTTCATTAACTCTTGCAGTTTAGGATACAGTTCTTCATAATCTGGGTCATCTGCAAGTCTGCACGATAACTCATAAATAAATTTATGAAAATGTTCTTGCATTACTTCTCCGTCAAAACCTTTATATTTATATTCCATTATTCTTCCTCCCTAGTTAAATAATCTCTGACTGCAGGTATATCTCTATAAAGTTCCATCAATACGACGTGGCTCTTTAAAGGTTTTTTTGTCCCTGCTTCCCACCGTTGGACACTGGCTTGTCCAAATCCGCAGACATCAGCAAACTTTTGTTGGTTACTAAAATATGTTTTTCTTAGTTCTTTTATGTCTTTACTGTTCATTGGTTTAATATTCCTTCCTCAATTAATGCTCCGAAGTTTATCGGATTAACTATTTTAACATGATGGATTTTAGCTTTCCATTCTCCGTCTACGGAAATAGGTCTGCCATTCTCCTCGTACTCGATGTCATGATCCTCTGCATAGATTTCTCTAAGCATCTCCTCACGACCTTCATCACTTGTCATCCATCCATTCTTTTGCTTGTATATCATCCAAGAATAGGTGTACCAGAAATGATCGCCAATGCTTTCCTCACAAATAATTAATACTCTGGTTTGCGACTCATACATCATCGGCTTTCTCCTTTAAATACTTAGTGTAAATCTTATGTATTGTTTCATAATCTTTGTCGGCTATTCCCGACTTTTTAGATGCCATGCTATCTAAAAAATCATCAAACTTAATTAGGTATTCTTTAGTCATTAGTATTCTCCCTTTCTAATTTAAATTGTGCCATTTCTTTATCTCTTTCGACTTCGAATTCTTGCTCTATTTCTATTAAACATTCCTCGCATAGGTATTGATCATCTGCAGGAATGCGGTTGACAAATTTGCCAGATCCAAAGCTCGTGTCCTCCCCGCACTCCTTACATAGATCTGGCGACTGCTGTTCTATAGATTTAGACCATGCCATTTTTCTAAACCTCCCCATCGTTATTCTCATCTTCTCCTATTTCTCTGAGCCAGTCATTAAAGACATTATCTACATGGTTAGGCATATCCTCCGTAAGTGGTACAGACTTAGGATTGTCTGACCACTCTACTAATATTGTGTACCCAACTATGTGCCTATCTGTGGTTGGTATTGTGTTTATATCTCTA